CAGCATACTTTTCAGCATAAATTCTTTCAAATCTATCAAGATTCTGTTCTAAAAATTGAATTGTCAGTTTCATGGTTGTGGTGTTTGAGTGTTAAACAAATTATGATTTTGGTTCTTTCTGTTGTCACCAGCAATGGTGCTGATGTGTTTCTTCAAATCAGTCTGGTTGTAATTTCCAGACAGAACTGGATTCAATTGGTTCTGTTCCAATTCCATCTTCATGACTTCAAATTCATTTGGATTCAGACCAGCTGAAATCTTTCTTTCAAGAATTGCTTTTGTGTCATCATCAAAGCTTGATGTGTTGATAAGCTTGAAAAGAAAATCTTCTTGACCTTCACTGATTGTGAATTGTTCATTGTCAATGTTGATTGCTTCATGAACCTTGTTCCATTGTTCTGTCTTTGGAAGATATTTGCACAATCTTTTCAATACTGTCTTTCTGTACATTTCACCTTCATGCTGAAACCAGATGCAAAGTTCTTTTGAAATCTTTCCAGCTTCATAAGCTTTCCAAGTGTCAGACAAGCTTCTGATGAAGTCAAGTGATTCTTTGTCCATCACTTCAATGATGAATGAACCATCAGCAATCTTTCCAATTGCATAAGCAAATTCAACTTCTTTTGACAAGTGCTTTGGTTTGTGCTTGATGTCTTGGTGCAATCCAAGTGAATATTCAAATTCGTCACCTTTGTACACTAGATTTGTGGTGCAGCTGATGACACTTCCAGTGTCAGTCAAAAGTTTCACCAAACCTTGATATTGTGGAAACAGAACAGCTTCCATTCCAGAACCAGAAATGTATTTTGGAACAAGTGCAGCAAATTTCTGAATTGGATTCAGTGAAAGACCAGTCAATGCAACATTGTAAACAGCTTTAATGATTGAAGTTTGTGAACATTCTTGAAGTTTCTTGTTTGAATTGACAGCTTGTACAGCAAATCCAATTTCTTTCACAAGCTTTTCTTTGGTGATGATGGTGTCAAGCTGGTCTTTGTAATGTGAAAGACCACTTTCAATTGTTGAAATTTTAATTTGTTCCATCATTGTATGTGATTAAGATTTGATTTTTGAATTTTGTTAGTTCTTTCAGATTCTGAATTGCTTGTTCTTTCTTTCTGACAAGTGTTTCAAAATTTTCTTGCTGGATGACCAATGTGAAAAACATTGAATCAGTGTACTTCTGGAAGTTCTTCTGGATTTTTATTTCTTCAATCCAGCTTTTCAATTCAGCAACATCACTTTGAAGCTGTTGAATTCTTTGTGCAACAGTTATACTTTTACCCATGATGCACGATTGTCAATAATATATTCTTCAATTTCATCAGCACACCATTCAAAACCAGTGGTCAGATGGTCATGGTCATGCCATTGTTCTTCATCAGTTCCACCATTGGTGCAATACTGTTCTGGAATGTCTTTCACATCATCAAGACTGAATGAAAATTCAAACTGGTCTGGTTGTTCATTGTTCAGAATCTTGTCAATGGTTGCTGTGATTGTTGGTGTTCTTCCAACAAATTCAGCATTCCAGTCAACTTGAATCTGGAATTCAACTGGAAGCACAACATCTGGTTGTGTTTCATCTGTGTCAGTGTAGTGGAAATCAAATTGTGTTTTCATGTTGTTGTTTTTTAGTCGGATTTGTTATTTCAATAGTTCATCAATTGTGCAATCAAGTGTTGTTGCAACATGTTTCATGATTGGATATGAAAGCAATCTGATGTCTTTCTTCAGAATCCAAAGTCTGATTGTTTGGTCTGAAACACCAACAACATTTCCAATGATGGTTCTGTTGTCTGGTTTCATCATGTAGTCTGCAACTGAATCTTTCAGCTGTGGTTTCATTGTGTTCTGTGTCTGTGTGTCCATTGAATATAAGTTTTTATATTGCAAACATAGTGGACTGATGGCTGTGTTGTTCATGTGGATATAAGATTTTATAAACAGCTTAATGTTCAAACATCTGTTGACTGATTCTGATGGTCACACCATCAATGGTTCTGAATTGTTCACTAGAAGCTTTCATTTCTTCAATCATGGCTTCATAGTTGTTTTTCACTTTCCATTCAACCAGATTGATTCCAAACATTCCAGATGGAATGAAAAGTTCAATGCTGGTCTTTGGTGCTTCAGCTTGTTTTGCTTTGGTCTTGGATGCAATGATGGTCACTGAATCAATCACATGCTTTCCTTCTTTCAAGCTGTCAAGTTCAGCTGAATGCTTTCTTTTGAAGTTCTGAAGTTTCCTTCCAGTGAAGTTTTCTGGCACTAAAAATGTCAAGTTCATGTTGTTTTGTTTTTAAGTTTTAATTTGTTCATCAAATATAAGTTCTTATATCTTATTGACCAAATGTGGTTGCATCTTTTCTTGTAACGTGCTGACAATCAATTCAATTCTTTTTCATGGCTTTTGCCATTTGGTCACATTTCTGACACTTTTGCTTGGTTGTTTCAATTGTGTCAACTACATTTGCAACATGGCTTCACAGAATCACAAATCTTGCATCATCCATGACTGGTCTGAATGGTCAGTTCACAAGCTTCATCTTTATTCCAGCACTGTTGGAAAAAGATATGTTGTCCAGATTCATGAAAAGGTCTGCAAGAAGTGTTTCAAGTTGAAAGCTAAATTGAAAAAGAAATAAATGATTCAAGTCATGTCATCAAATCATTCACATATTAAGTCACCAGCATCATTGCTGGTTGTGCTTCAATGCAAGTCGTGTGGTGACTATTCACCAACAGTGACCAATGGAAAGTGTGTCTGTGGTTCTTGTGGTCTTGAATGCAAGGTTGTTGAATTCAAATCCAGTCAATGCACTGGTCATGTTCCATTTCCAGTTGATGGTGTGTGTGCAATCTGTGAAACATCAATGAACTATGAAGAAGCAAATTGAAATCAAAGAAATCAAACTTGACTTTGGTCTAATGTGGAAAGCTGCAAACTATCCATCAGATGGTTTCTTTCTGGTGTCATCACATGACAAGATTGATGGTGTTGAACCATTGCTGTTCTTTGTGAATCAAGTTTCTTTGACAGCACTTGCACTTGGAAGCTTTCAGAAAATGTCTGGACTTTTCACTGATGCTGATGACAAAGAAGTGATTCAGATTCAGCTTGATGAACTTCAAAAATAATTTATTAAAAAAATGAATGAACTAAAATGAAAGCACAAAACATTCCAGTGAACCAGCTTCACTTCCATGAATCAAATCCAAGATTCATCACTGATGACAAGTTCAAGAAGCTGTGTCAATCAATCATTGACTTTCCAGATATGCTGAACACCAGACCAATTGTTGCAGCCTATGAAGAAAGAATCATTGATGACAAACCAGTGCAACAGCTGGTGGTTCTTGGTGGAAACATGCGCTTGAAAGCATGTCTTGAAATTGGATTGAAAGATGTTCCAGTCATCATTGTGAAAGACTGGACTGAAGAACAGAAGAAAGAATTCATCATCAAAGACAATGTTGGATTTGGTGAATGGGATTTTGAAATGTTAGCAAATCAGTTTGACAATGACCAGCTGGTTGAATGGGGTCTTGATGTCTGGCAAACACCAGATGAAGATGATTCACCAGAAGAAAATCTTGGTGACAGAACAACACACAAAATCAGTCTTGAATTCACTGATGAACAGTTTCCAAAAGTGCTGGAAGCTTTTAACAAGCATGAAGGAACAAAGGAAAACACAATCATGAAATTGCTTGGTTTGTAGTTATAACAAAGAAGCATCATTCAAATATAACATCTTACATTTTCTTACATCATGGAATCAAAACAACCAACAATGTCAGACAATTCACTTCTGGATGCAAAGAAGAAAGCATTCATTGAAAACTTGCTGAAGTGCTTTGGAAATGTGTCACAAGCTGCACAGCTTTCTGGAATTCACAGACAGACATTTTATGACTGGAAAAACAATGATGAACAGTTTGAAGCAATCATTGCTGGAATCAAACCAGATGACTTTCTTGAAGCAAAGAAAGACTTCATTGAATCAAAGCTGATGTCATTGGTTGCAAAAGGAAATCCAGCAGCTGTCATCTTTGCAGCCAAAACAATTTGTCAAGACAGAGGTTATGTTGAAAGACAACAACTTGATGTCAAAAGCATTTCAGTGAACTGGCACGAAACAACAATCATTGATGCACAAGACCAAACAAATGAATCTGACAAAGAAACAATCAACAGCACTGAAATTTCTGAATGATGACATCACAACAGAAGTGTTGTTTGGTGGTGGTGCTGGTGGTGGAAAGTCAGCATTTGGTTGTTATTGGATTTTGAAGTGTGCAATCATGTTTCCATCAACAAGGTGGTTGATTGGTCGTGCTGTGCTGAAAACACTGAAGGAAACAACACTGGTCACATTGTTTGAAGTCATGAAGATGCAAGGTCTGGTTGAATCTGTTCACTACAAATTGAACAGCACCAGTTCCACTGTCAATCTTTGGAATGGTTCACAGATTCTTTTGAAAGACCTTTTTCAATATCCATCAGACTTGAACTTTGATGAACTTGGTTCACTTGAAATCACTGGTGTGTTTGTTGATGAAGCAAACCAAATCAGTGAAAAGTGCAAGAACATCTTGAAGTCAAGAATCAGATTCAAGCTGGATGAATTCAATTTGATTCCTAAAATTTTATACACTTGCAATCCAGCAAAGAATTGGACATATCAACAATTCTACACACCACACAAAGAAGGAAAGCTTGACCCAAAAAAGAAATTCATTCAGTCACTTGTTGGTGACAATCCACACATTTCCAGACACTACATTGAAAACTTGAAAACACTTGACAATGTGTCAAGGGAAAGATTGCTGTTTGGAAATTGGGAATTTGACAATGACCCATCAAAACTGATTGAATTTGAATCAATCATGAACATCTTCACCAATGAACATGTTCTTGCTGGAAAGAAATTCATCACATGTGATGTTGCACGATATGGGAATGACAGCACCACAATTCTGGTCTGGTATGGTTTTCAAGTTATAAGTTTTTATATTCTGAAGAAATCAAGCACCACTGACACAGCTGAAAGAATCAAAGAACTGGCAAAGCTTCACAGCATTCCAATGTCACAAATTGTCTGTGATGAAGATGGTGTTGGTGGTGGTCTGGTTGACCAGCTGAAGTGCAAAGGTTTCTTGAATGGAAGCAAACCATTGAATGATGAACAGTTCATCAATCTAAAGTCACAATGTTATTTCAAGCTATCTGATGCAATCAATGCAAACAGAATTTCATGGATTGACATTGATATTGTCACCAGACAGAAGCTGATTGAAGAACTGGAACAAGTGAAAAGGAAAGATGTTGACAAAGATGGAAAACTTGCAGTGATTCCAAAAGACAAAATCAAAGAATTGATTGGAAGGTCACCAGACATTTCAGATGCAATGATGATGAGAATGTTTTTTGAACTTGCACCATCAACAACAATCAGAAGCAAAAGCTTTGGTTCTTAATTTAAAAACTTATATTTGCAATCAAAGATTGTCATGTTGTTTGCTGGTCACATGTCGGAGTGTGACCAGCTTTTTTCAGTACTTAAAAAAATATAACCTTAATTTTTAAACTAAATTTGAATGATAAATTTTCTTTATTCCAAAGATGGTGTTGAAACAAAAGTTTCAGTTCCATCAAACTGGTCAGAAGTTACATTTGACAAATATGTTGAACTGGTCAATGGTGATGAAGGAAAGATTGAAAATGTCATCAGCATTCTGTCTGGTGTTCCATTGCTGGACATCATCAACATAAGTGCTGATGAATTCATTGTTCTTTCAAAAGTTTGTTTTTTTGTTTTTGACAGAACTGAAATCATCAATCATGTTCAGACACCAGATGGATTTGAAGAATGGAACATTGGTGATGAATCATGGTCAAAGCTGGAACAAGCAAAGACAGCAATCAATCTTTGTTCACCACAACCAATCACTGGAATGGTGAAAGATGAAAATGATGTTGAAGTCTTGACAGTAATTGACCACACACCAGCAAAAGATTCAATCAATTCAGCAAAAGAAATTGTGAAAATCTACACTGGAAAAGATATTGGTCAGCTTCCAGTTCTTGAAGCAATTGGACAAGCAAATTTTTTTTTGTGCAAATGTTTGACTTTTTTGACAGATTCAAACGATTGAACGAAAAAGAAGTGACAGACCTTGAAGAATCAGCTGGAATTGAAGTGTTTGACAAATATGGTTTCTTCAACACTGTTTATGCACTTGCTGAAGGTGATGTTTTGAAGTTTGACAAGATTCTTGAAACACCAGCTGAAACAATCTTCATGACATTGATGTTTGAAAAAGAAAAAAGAAAATTTGAAAAGAACTTAAAAAACATTTATCAACAACATCATGACTTATCAAAGCATCATTGACCTTTTAAGAAACACAGCTTATTTTGTGAATCCAACTGGAATCTTCATGAATGCAAGAAGAACTGATGGTTCACTTGAATATCCAAAAACATTTCCACAAATACATCTTTACCCATTAAGGGAAACAGTTGACATCAACACATCAAATGTCACAGCTGAAGTTCTTCTTATGTTCTGGCAGCAAGACAGCACTGATTCAACCAATGAAGAACGTGAAGCAATCATTGCACAGATGGACACACTGTCAACAAACTTTCTTTTGTTGTTGAATGCTGAAGATGGTGTGAACATTTCCAATGCAAGAAAGACACCAGAATTCAGACAACTTGCTGGAACTGTTTCTGGCTATGGTCTTGCATTCACATTGTCTGGAAAGATTTCATGTTTTCCAGACCCATTGTTTTTGGGAACTGAATCTGGAAATGTTTTTATCACTGAATTTGAAAATGTAATATTAATAGAATAACTATGCCAAATGTAAAAATTTCACAGCTTGATGAAGTTCTGTTTGCAGACCTTCAACCATCAGACCTTCTTGTTGTCACACGTGCTGGTGTGAACAATTATAAAATGACCATGCAAGAACTTTTGTCTGGTCTTGTTGCACCAATCTATGTTGCACAAACAGTCTTTGTTGATTCACTTTATGGTGATGATTCAACAGCACTAAGAGAAAGACAAGACAAACCATTTCAGTCTGTTGATGCAGCTGTTTTGGCTGCACAATATGGTGACACAATAAAGCTTCGTGCTGGTCAGCACTACATCTTCACCAGTGTTGGAAAAGATGGAATCAAGATTGATGGTGAAACTGGTTCTGAAGTTTATTGCTTCACAACACTGATGAACTTTGACACAACCATTGGTGGTGAAACATTGACCACACCATTTGCATGGACTGGTCACACCAGAATCATGCAATGCACTGGAAATTTAATCAATGTGAAATCAAATCCATCAGCAAACATTCTTCTTGAATTTGACAGTGTTCAAGTGAACAACATTTCAAATGGAATTCTTGCACAAGATGGAACAATCTTCTTGAAGATTCGTGAAAATTACACTTGTGCTGGAAGGAATTTCAGCACAAGGTTGACTGGAAAGATATTTGCTGACATTGGTGGTGATTGCACTGGAACTTTTGCAAATGCTTCAAATGGTGTTTTCTGGATTTCTGGAACTTCTTGGAGTGGACAAGCTAACATCAAAGCAAAGTCATTTGTGATTCCATCAAATGTTGTTGGTGGTTTCAGCTGTCACATCTATTGTGACAATCTTGTTGGATTCAACTTGAACATTGAACTTGATGAACTGATTGACACAAGCAATGTTGCACAACCAGCAATCAGAATCAACAATGCTTTCACCAATACTGGTGCAAAAATCAACATCAGAATAAAAAAGACACAAACAACCAGACCTTTGTTCAACATTCAGAATGCTAAGGCTGATGTCACACTTCAAGTTGATGAAGGTGTTTCATCTGGAACAAGCACTGTTGTTGCTGGATTGCTGAAGCTGAAGAATTCACTTGTGAAGAACACAACTGTGATTCCAGTTTCTGTTTCTGGTGGAACACTTTCATTGATGTCAACAACAGTTGTGTCAGATGGTGCAGCAACAACAATCAACAATGCTGGTGGTTCAGTTCTGTCTGAAGGTAGCAAAGGAAATGTTGCACCAATTGGAATCATCACTGGAAACTTTTATGTCAATCCACTTTATACAAATTAAATATGCACCAGATAATCATTTTTAGCACACCAGAAGCACAAGTCACCATCAATGGTGCTGGTGTTCCTTATGTGAATGCAACAATCACATTGACACCAAATGAAGCTTCAACACAGATTGAAGTCGGATTGTTCACACATCTTGCAAACAAACCAGTGATTGCAAATGTCACTTCAACATTTCAAGAAGTTGTTGTGAATCCAGAAACAGAACCAGACATCATTGATGCAAGTTGCTGTGATGGAATGATTTTGATTCTGTTTAAAGCTGGATTTGAAATTGTTGTTGTTGGATTTGAAGAAGAACCAAAGAAGATTTCAAAATAAATGGACACAACACTGTTTGAAGCACAAGCGATTCGTGAATTTTCTGAAGCATACATTTCAGAATTCAAGAAAGCTATTGAAACACAAAAAGTTTCAAGACAGTCTGTGTCAAAAGGTGCATTCAAATCAACAGTGAACAACACTGGTCAACTTGCAAACAGTGGTGAATGGAATTTCACTGGTGCAACAATTGAAATTTCTGTCAATTCATACATCAGATATGTTCTTTATGGTCGTGGTGCTGATGCAAAAAGACCACCAATCACTGAAATTGAAAGATGGATGCAAGAACGTGGAATTGTTGGTGTGTCACCTTTTGCAATTGCTAATTCAATGGCAAAAAAAGGAAACAGCATCTTTCAGTCAACTGGTGGACAACCAAATGAATTGCTTGAAGGAATTCCACTTGATGAACTATTGAATGAACTTGGTGAAAAACTTGCTGTGAATTTAGCAAATGAAGCTGAAACAAAAATGCTTTCACAATTTATAAACATTGAACAACTGAATATTGAAATATGAGTTTGACAGTCTTGCATCCATCTGACCAATTGTGGTATTCTGCACACCAACCAATCAACTTTGGATTGAATCAACCATTTTATGTTCAAGGCTATCAGACAGCAACTGATGATGGATTTGGAAAAACAGTTTTCAGATTGTCTGGTCTTGTTCCATATCCATTCCCAGAATTCACAAAAAAGTTTTGGGTTGAAGCTGGAATTTATTCTGGATTTCACAATGTGATTTCTTATGATGCAATAAATTTTGACATCTACACTGACACACCATTTGTTGGTGCAGACCCAGTGTTTCCAGCATTGCAGCGGTTGTTTTATTGTGTCATTCCTTTTGGGTATCGTCTTTATTATGGCTATCCATCACCAACAAATTTCATTGACATCAAAGCTTTTCACAAATATGATGCAACAGCTTTTGTGAATGTTGGTGAACTTCTGAAGAACACATTCAGCATCTTTCCACCAGTGACTGGATTTGATGAAAACATGTACACATATTTTCAAATTGACATCATTCCACTTGATGAAACAATTGATTTCTTGAATCTTTATTCATTGACAATTCCATTGTTCACTGGATGGATTTATACGACAGAAATTTATTATGCTTTGAATTCTGCAATTCCACATTCAAGACTTCAGAACTTAGTTGCAAACAACAAATTCATTGCTGAAGTTGAACCAATCTTTTTTGGTGACTGTTGCAATGTATTAACAAAAATAATCACAAACAGAGCATTCAACATTTTTGCATGTCCAGATGGAACACCATTTGGAATTGGTGCAATGATTGTTGAAGAAACACTTCAAGTCGGTTAAATTATGGCATCATTCACCATCAATCAATTTCAAAGCTTTACATTCAGTTATGTGAATGCGACAGCTGGTCTTTATATTCAGAATGTTCCAGACAACATTGGATTGACAAACAACTTTGATGGAACTTATTCTTTCCAAGTTGATGTTGCTGGTGCAGCTGGAATCACAAACTTTGCTGTGATGAATGCTTTGAATGTTCAAGTGGACACAATTACATTGACAGTCATTGCAAAAGTTCCAGATGAAGTTCACAATCTTTGTCTTGCTGACATCAACCAGCTGTTTCCACTTCCAGCACCACCATCTGGTGCATGGGTTTTCAGTGGTTCATTTTATCCAGATTATATTTCACTACTTCCATTTGGATTTGGAATTGTTGCTGTGTCAATTGCTGGTCAAGTGACAACATTGAACTTGATGTTCCAGACAACAACCAATCCACTTTCTGAAACATACCTTGTCCAGATTGTGATTTCATCATGTTTGACAGAATACAATTTTTGTTCACCATATCGAATTCCAGTTCTGTGGTTGAATCCAGCTGGTGGTTGGTCATCTTATTGCTTCAAAGGAAGGAAAACATTTGGTGTGACCATTGGTGATTCAAGACAATTCAAAACAACAAATAGAATTGAAAAACACTATTCACGGTCAAGAATTTATGACACCATTGGTGTCTTGTCTGGTGAAATTCCAGTTTCACATGCTGCATTCTTGAAGTCACTTAAATATTCAATTCAAGCTTATGTCATCACAACTGTTGGCTATTTGCCAATGTTATTGGATGAAAAAGATTTTGTGCTTTATGAAGAAGGAAATGGATTGATGACATACAATTTGAATCTGAAACTTGCAACTGAAATAAACATTCAAACACAATAAATGACAGAAATCTTCATAAATGGAAAAGCGATTGACCTAAATGATGAAACAATTGTTCTTTCATTTGGTGTCAACAATTTGTTTTCAATTGAAAGCACACAAGGTGTCTATTCAAACACATTCAAGATTCCAGCAACACACAAAAACAATCTTGCTTTTGGAATTTCAAACAATATTCTTTCAGCATCAAACATTCCATTTGAATCACTTTCATGTGAAATCTATGTGAACGGATTGATTGCTGTTGCTGGAATTGCACAGATTCAATCAGCATCCAGATTTGAATATGAAATTTTGATTGTTGCTGGAAATGGAAACTGGATTGACAAACTTCAAGACTTGAATTTGCAAAGTGTTCTTTTCAGTTGTGAATTCACACAATTCTGGAAAGAATCAACTGTGACTGGAAGCCGTTCAAATATCTGGTCAGATGTTTTTATTTATCCTAACATTGATTATGGAAATTTATTCTTTTTAGCTGGAAGCAATGTTGACTGGAATGAATTGCTTCCATCAATTTATTGCAAATTCTTATTGAAGAAAATTTTCAATGACATAGGCTACAACATCAACAGTGACTGGTTTGACAACAACACAACATTTCAAAAACAAATCATTCCATTCAGTGCAAGGTTTCAAAGAAGCACAGACACTTCACTTCGTGACCAATTGAAATCAACAGCATCAGCTGACTTTTCACCACCATCAAATTTGTTTGCACCAAATGGTGACAAGTTTCACATCATGAACACAAATGAAACATCTTGCTATCCCTATGTGAACCAAGTGAAATGGATTGACCCATTTTCAATTCCATTCTTTGACATCAATGCTGGAAAGTGTTGGTTGTTTATGGATTCAGCTTTTGTCAAATTCAAGTATGACATCACAGTTGACAGACAATTCAACACAGCATCATTTGACTATTCACAAATTCTTTACTATGACCATGCTGGAAATCAACAGTATTTTCAAATTTATGACTTGATGTCACAACCTATTGGAATATACAATTTTCAAGGTGAAGTGACACTTCCAATTGGTCGTGGTGCTGTTGCTTTTGGAACTGAAACCAATGCAATCTGGAAAGCTGGAAGCACTATTGAAATAACTGGATTTGAATTGTCATCTGATTCTGGTGCTTTGGACATTAACACAGTTTTCAATTGGGTTGAACTTGGTGCAACACTTCCAGACATGGCTGTGACTGATTTCATCTTGACACTTGCAAACCAATATGGATTGATATTCCAAGAAAGTGCAAACACAAACACAATTGAAATCTTTCAATTTTCTGATGTCATCAACAATTTGACAAATCCAAAAGACTGGTCAAACAAACTTGACTTGTCAGATGAACCAGTCATCACATTTGAAGTTGACAGCTATGCAAAAAAGAATTTCTTTCAATATGCACCAGACACAGTTGATGAATATTTGACCAGACAACCTTTGCTTGGTCGTGCATCACTTGACATCAATCAAGCAAATCTGATTGCTGAACAAGTTCTTTTTGAATCTGTGTTTTCAGCTTCAGTCAGATTGCTTTCCTATTCTGGAACAATTGAATTGTTTTATATTCCAGTCTATGAAGGTACTGGAACAAATGATGTGAATGCAAGAATTGCTTGTGTTGAACAAGACACTTCAGCATTGTTGACAATTCAACCATCTGGATTCTTCACAAATCCACAACCAAATGTGTTCTTCAAAGATTTGGAATTTGGTCAGCTATTGCCCAAATACTATCCACTATATTCACAGATTCTGAACAACATGAAATCAGTCAAGTGTCTGATTAAGTTGAATTCAGTTGATGTGAACACAATCAATTTCAAAGAACCAATCTGGATTGATTTCTTTGGTGCATATTTTTATTTGAATCTGATTGACCAATTCAATCTGACCACACAAGACAGCACACCAGTTGAACTTATACTTTTAAGAAATTAATTTATGGCATCGGAAAACATAAAAAAAGAAGTCATTGTCAGTCTGAAGCTTGACACCAGCAATCTTGAAAAGGAACAAAAAAATATTGCTTCCAGATTGATTGATGTGAAAGAACAAGTGAAAAGCTTGAACAAAGAACTTTCAAAAGAAACAAATCCACAAGCACGTGAAAAGTTAAAGACACAGCTTTTCGATATTCAGAAAGAACAGAAACAACTTGTTGCAAGACAGAAAGAAGTCAACAAAGAACTTGAAACGAATGCAAAGATTGTCAACAGCAATGTTGGTTCAAACAATCAGCTTCGTGCTTTGCTTTCAAAGTTGACAGCTGAACTGAATGCACTTGGTGAAGGTGAAAGACAGACAACTGAAAAAGGAAAACAACTTGCACAAACTGTTCTTGAAATCACTGACCAGTTGAAAGCAAATGAATCAGCTGTTGGTGACAACAGAAGGAATGTTGGAAACTACACAAAGATTGAACTTGCTGAATTGATTGCTGCACTGAAGAAAGAAAATCAAAGTCTTGAACAAGTTCAGCAAACAACACAGAACAACATCAAGAAGGGAATTGGATTCAATGATGTGACAAAAGATGGAACAGTTGTCACAAAGGGATTCACCAATTCATTGAATCAAGAAAACAAAGCATTGATGACCAATGAACAGGTCTATGAATCAGCAACAAATCAGATTGCTGCAAACAATGCTGAAATTGAAAATCTGGAAAGAACCATGATTGGATTCACAACCAATGTGAACAAAGGTTCAGAAGGTGCTGTTCAATATGAAAACAATCTTGCTGGTTTGACACAGAAAGTTTCTGATTTGAAAAAGCAACTTGCAACACAAGAAATTGGAAGTGAAACTTTTGAAAAGACAAACAAAGCAATCAAAGACACTGAATTTCAGATTCAGAAAGTTCAAGGAAAGGTAGATGAATTTGGAAACAAAGAACCAAAGAACCTTGTCAAAAAATCTTATGATGACCTTGCTGATGCAACAGCTGGTGTTGTCGGTGGAATTCAACTTGCTGAAATTGCTTTTGGAAAGTCAAATTCAACAGCTGAAGCACAAGCAAGAATCTTGAAACTTGTTGCAGTTCAACAAGCTGTTGTGAATGTTGCAAAGTCTGTTGGTGCTGTCAATGATTTGAAACAAGTTGCAATTGAAAAGTTGAAAATACTTCAAATGAAGAACTTCACAGCCGCATCAATAGCCAATGCACAAGCAACTGGAACAATGTCTGTTGCACAAAAAGTCTATGCACAAGTTGTTGGAAAGTCAACTGGAAGCATGAAAGCTTTCAAACTTGCACTTGCTGGAACTGGAATTGGTGCTGTTGTCATTCTTCTTTCTGAATTGATTTTCAATTTTGATGCTGTTTCAAAAGTGGTGAACAGAACAGTGAACAGAATCAAAGACTTTTCAGCAAATGTTTCAAATGGGAATAAAGTTGTGAAGTCATTGCTTGACATTCTTCTTCTGTTTGCTTCACCATTAGTCACAATCATTCGTTTGATTTCTGATTTTGAAGGAACAGTGAAAGAAGTTCAAACAGCTGTTCTTGACCTTGCAAATCGTGTGAAAGACTTGACATCAGACATTCCAATTCTTGGTGATGTTGTGAAGTTCTTTGTTGGAAATCTTGAAGCAGTTATAAAAACAGCAAATCAAGTTGCAACCTCACTTGGTCTGATGGGGAAAAAGAAATTCAAAACAGACATTGAAGAACTTGGAAAATTTTATGACAGTTTCAAATATCAACTTGAACAATCACAAGTTGCATTGAAGAATCAAATTGCATTGCTTCAAGCTTCTGGAAATAAGTCACAGCAAGTTGCAAAACTTCAACGTGAACTGTTGAAACAAAACATTGAAGCTGAAAGACGTGCTTTTGAAGTTGCTGAAGAAATAAGAAAGAAAACAAAAATCAGTGTTGACCAGTTGACTGGTGACCAAGAAAAAGCTTACAATGACAGAAAGAATGCTTTCATTCAAGCACAGCAAGACCTTGCAATCTTTGAAGAACAAGAAAGACAGAAATCAATTGAAAGAACCAAGACAAGAAATGCAACAATTCTTGATTTGACAAATGAACTGAACAGACTTCGCATCAGCTTAGAAAAAAATGAATTTGAAAGAAGAAGGAAAGAAATTGAACAAGGTCTGATTGAAGAAAGACAAGCATCAGCACAAAGAATCAAAGACCTTCAAGCTGATGGAATTGATGTCACACTAATAAAGCAACAAGAAAAAGAAAGAATTCTTTTGCTTGAAGAAATTGCTTTGAGAAATCTGGAAGTAATTAAACAAGATGAATTGAAGCTGATTGAAGAAACTTCAATGGAAGCACAAGAAATCAAAAAAGACCAGATTGCAAATGACTATCAAGCACAACTTGAACTGTTGACACAATCACTGGTTCTTGAAGAAAAGTTTCAAGGTCTGGTGACAAAATCAACAGCAATCAATGAACAGGAAAGAAGGGATGAACAAAAGAAATCAGAAATTCAAAGACTTGAAAACTTAAAAAATTTCTATACAAAAGCACTTGAACTTGCAAAGCAATTTGCATTGACAGATAACATCATTGACCCAGAAGAAAAGAAAAGAATTGATGAACTTGCAACAGCTTTGAATGGTGTTGAAATTGAAATCAATGCAATTCAAAAGAAAGCTTCTGAAGGTTTGATTCCAAAAGACTTTGCAGAAAAAGCAAACTTTGCAATTGACCAGTTGAAAGAAGTTTTTGGAAGTCTTGCTGATGCTGTTTCCAATTCTTTTTCCAATGCTTCAAAAGAAGTTGATGCTGTGACAAACAAGCAAATCAAATCAATTCAACAAACAACACTGACTGAACTTCAAAAAGAAGAACAGATTCAGAAAGCACAAGAAGAAGGTGCAAAGAAAAAATATGAACTTGATGTTGAAGCTTTTAAATTCAAACAAGCAATTGACATTGCAAGTGCTGTTGCTAATTTAGCACAAGGAATCATTGCAATATTTGCAACACCAGACCCAACACTTGGAGTGTTGTCTGGAATTCGTGCTGGAATTTTGGCTGCAACTGGTGCGGCACAAATTGGAATCATTGCTTCACAACAACCACCACCACCACCATTTGAAAAAGGTGGTTATACTGGTGAAGGAAATCCAAGAACAGTGTCAACAAAGCTTGGAAAAAAACCATATCAATATCATGCTGATGAATATGTTGTCCCATCTAAGGTGCTAAGAACACCACATGGTTCAGCACTTGTTGGAAAACTGGAAGCAATGCGATTGAATAAAATTGGAAGTCTTGGAATGTCTGGATTTGCTGATGGTGGACTTGCATCAAGTCAAATCAATGCTGGTGTTGTGAATTCACTTGACATTGAAATTCTATCATCAAAGTTGTTGAATGGAATTGAAGGAATTCAACCAGTTGTTCTGGTGTCTGACATCAATCGTGTTCAAAATAATGTGAAGAATGCACAAGTCAGGTCATCACTTTAGTTTTATTTCACCATCAACATATTTGATGACCAGCTTTCTGATGACTTCAGTTGTGTGTTTCCCTTTTCCAAATTGCTTTTCAACTTTTGCATCAAACTTTTCTTTCAGTTCTGGACTGATGTAGCCTTTTAATTGTTTTTGGTCTGACATTATGGTGCATGTTTTTAATTTTCAGTACTAACATTAGAAAATCAAATTTAAACAATTTAGCTTTGTTCATCAAATCATTTGAATCAAATATAAATTCTTAGATGTCAAAAGCAAAACTTGTAATTGATGGAATAATTGGTGAAGCTGACCCAATGCTGACAGCATTTGGTGTTCCAGATTCAACAATTTCCAGTCAGTATGTTGCAAAGTTTCTTGAAGACAATGATGAAGCAGACACAATTGAAGTTGAAATTCGTTCAAATGGTGGTTCTGTTTCACATGGCTTTGACATTTATGACCAGCTTGTAAATTCTGGAAAGACAATCATCACAAAGGGATATAGAGTGAACAGCATTGCAACTGTTATTTTTTTAGCTGGTTCAAAAAGATTGCTTTCAAAGAATGCTGAATTCATCATTCACAATCCAAGACTGTCTGGTGATGCACTGAATGGAATGGTCTTGACAGCTGATGCACTTGAACAATTGACAATTGAAATGCAACAATCTGAAGATAAGATGTTCAATTTCTATGCAACAAAATTGAAGCTGAATGATTCTGAAAAAGTGAAGCTTAGTGAACTGATGTCAGTGGATTCTGATTTGGGTGCAGATGAAGCAATCAGATTTGGATTTGCAACTGGTTATCTTGAAAGCAACAGCAACAAATCAAAAGCATCAATTGCTGAAATGATAATGGCTTATAATAAACAAAAATCAAATAAAAATTCAAACATGGATTCTGTAAAAGTTGAAGAAAAAATCACTGGTCTTGAAAAGTCAGTTGCAAAAATACTTGCACTATTCACCACAAAAAAGAAAGCTGAAATTGTTGCTGATGCAACACCACTTGAAGATGGTTCAAACATCTATCATGAAGGTGAACTTGAAGTTGGAAAAGCTGTGTTCACTGATGAAGCAATGACAATTCCAGCACCAGATGGTGACCACAAGTTGCAAGATGGAAATGTGATGTCTGTTGCTGGTGGAATGGTGACAGCAATTGTTGTTGTTGAACCAGATGCTGAAGTGACAGCATTGAAAGCAAAGGTTGCTGAATTGGAAGGAAAGCTTTCTGATGTTGAAGCTGAAAAGAAAGTTGCAGTTGAAGCAAATGTTGAAGCTGAAAAAGCTGTGAAGTTGATTTCAGATGAATTGACAGCTGTGAAAAAGATTGTGATTGGTTCAAAAGCTGATGACAAGAAGAAAGCTGTTGTGACTTCTGATGAAAATGCACCAGACTGGAAAAAGAAATTGAACAGAATTCGTGAAAATCGTGCAAAGTAATGGCAGCGGCAAAATATAAAATCAAAGAAGGTGTTGTTTTCAAACCTTATGGTGAAAGAAGTTCAATCACCAATGAAAACTTGACTGATGCAATTGCAGAAATGTTCATTGCAAAAGATGAAACACTTCTTGGAAAGATATTTGAAAAGGTATCTGGAAAGAAGGAAGAAATCAAAGAAGTAAAAAAGAAAAAATAAATTTAAAAATCAAACAAAAAATAGAAAAATGGCTGGAATTGCTTATTCACCGATTGAATTCACTGGAACATATTTTGAAGAAATCTTCATGGAAGTTCTTCACCAGAATGAAACTGTTTCACAAAACAAAGTCAGATTAATCACTGACATCAAAGCACAAACAATCATCACTGAAATGAATGTTGATGTGACCTTACAAGCTTACACTTGTGCTGCACCAGTTGCTGGTGGTTCTATTGACATCAATGATGCAATTCTTGCACCATGTAAGCAAATGTCTTACAATGAATTTTGTCCAGATGATTTGAGGTTTTCAAGATTCAGCACACAGATGCGTTCTGGTGCTTGGGAAATCATGCCAGAAGAATGGCTTCGCATTGTTATGGAAACTTATGGAACAAAAACTTCCAGACTGATTGAACAGAACTTTTGGAATGGTGCAAGTGCAGCAACCAAAGCAGCTGTTGCATTGTTGCCAGTAGGACCAAATTTAACAGCTGAAGAAAAAGCTTATGTTGCAGCTGCACCATTGACACTTTGTGATGGTATCACCACTTATTTAATTTACAATCGTGGTGCTGTTGGAAATTCAATTGATGTTGCTGGTGTTGCAATTACATCAATAAACATTTGGGATGAATACAAAAGAATCTATTCAGCAATTCCAAACGTGTTGCTTCAATCATCAAACATTGGTGATGTGAGAATTTTTGCACCAGAAAGTCATCTTCAATTGATTCAAATTTATAACACCGACCAACTTTATCGTGACAAATTCAGTGTTGATGCACAAGGCAATTTCTATTTCTTAGGTGTTCGCATCATGTTTGTTCCATTAGCTGAAAACACAATGACAGCTGGAAGATGGTCTGACTATCTTCTTGGAACTGATTTGACTTCTGACTTCAGCTATGTGAAAGTTGATGTTGTTCAGAACAATGCTGACACAAGATTCATCAAGCAAGTGTTCACAAGTGCAGCGGCTGTGACTGTTCAAACACAGAAAGTGAACTATGTTGGTTAATTTTTAGAAATCAAAAAATAAAAATATAAAAATGGCAAGTTGTAATTTTTTAACCAGAAATTTAATTCCATCATGTGAAGCTCTACAAGCTGTTGGTGGTGTGAATTTATTGATTCGTGTTGGTCAATTAGATGACATTGACACAATCACCTTTGGTGCTGATGGTGAAATTTTGACCTTCAGTTTGTTGACTGGAAAATCATTGAAAGCTTTTTCTGGAAAGAAAGAAAAACATCAAGGAACTTATGAATTGACAGCTGGTGAAACAGTGAATCTTTTCAATCAATCAGTGATTCTTGCACTTTATTTCAGAAGTGCAGCTGAAAGAAGTGCTGTTGATGAATTGGTGAATTCAGAAAACATGTTTGCTTTTGTTCAGACAAATGATGGTGTGATTGAAGCTTATGGAATTTCCAACAAACCATTGCTTGACTTTGCTTCATTTGGTCTTGAAGCAACAGCTGGAACTGGAAATGGAACTGGTGTGTTAATTAATGACGACAAAGTTTATCGTGTGACACTATCTGGAAATGTTCCAAACCTTCCAATGAATTACAAACCAGCTGACACACTGGCAAACAATTTGATTGGATTGGATGCAATTACCTATCCAAATTTAGCACCATAAAAAAATGGAAGTTTATGCAAGTGGTGACTTGAAGAAAAAGGTTGAACTTTTACTTGAAGTTCCACTTGCAAAACTTTTAACTGACACCAGAATCATTGACATGTTTGCTGAAGTGTTCACCTTTCAAGGGAAACCAGCACAGTTGTGCAGAACATGTCAAAGTGATAGACAATTTGCATACAGAAAACTTCAAACATATTTGAAAGATGGAATCACAGAACTATAAATTGAAAATTGAAGGTGTTCAAATCTTCACCAGAAAGTTTGGTCTTGTGACTGAAGCAAATTTCACAGATGAAATTGGTGAATATCTTTTCAAGTCTGGTCAATATGAGAAAGTTATTGAAAAGGTTGAAGTATCAATTGAAACAGATGCAAAAGAAACTAAAACCACCACACCACACAACAAAAAAAAATTGAAACATGGGTCTGAAAAGTCAACTGGTCAAGCTAATTGAAGCAGTAATTCCAGACAATTCAATCAACAAATCTGATGGTGTCATAAATTACGGATTCAAAAACCTTTTGCCACAAGAATTGTTGAAGGTTGTTTCAGATTCTGGAACAGCAACTTCTTGCATGGCACAACTATCAGCATTCATTCAAGCTGATGGATTCACAAAAGACAATGAAAATCTGAAGAAGGTCAATCCAGACCAGACAGCAAAAGACCTTCTTGCTGAAGCTTCATACTATCAAGCAATGTTCAATGGATTTGCATTTCACATCTTGTTTGCACTTGATGGAAGTGTTGGTGAAGTCACATTGCTTCCATTTCAGAAAGTCAGAAAGACTGATGATGGAAATTTTGTGTACAATGAAACACTTGGAAACAAAGAATTCAAGAAAGAAAAAAATATTCGATACAAAGTTTTCAATCCAAATCTGACACCAGAAGAAAGACTGAAAGAAATCAAGAAAGACATTCAGACACATGGAACACAGCGTGGTGAATTGCTTTATTCTTATACACTTTCACCCTATTCACAACACTATCCAGTGCCACAATATTATGCTGGACTTGATGACATCAGAAGTGATGCTGGTTTGATGCGCTTGGAATTCAGAAACATCAACAGAGGTTTCAGACCAAATGTCATCATTGCAACTGTTGGTGAAATTGATGACAAGCAAATTGATTCAACAACTGGTTTGACAGATGCACAACAGTTTGACAAAAATCTTCTTGCATTCACTGGTGAAGATGCTGCAACAGTTCTTCATCTTCAGTCACCAACAAAAGAAGGACTTCCAGAAGTCACACAGTTTCCACTTGCTGACTTGCTTGATGGTGTTGACAAAGCAACAGACAGGGTTGCAAGAAAAGTTTGCAGACACATCGGTGTTCCACCAGTGCTTGTTGGTTTGTCTATGCCAGAAGGACTTGGAAACACACAAGCAATTGCAAACAACATGAAGCTGTTCAATCATTCAATTGTGAATGACCAGAATCTTTTGTCATCAGCATTCAGGATGATGTTTCCAAAAGATGCAGCTGGAAATCCACTTGACTGGACAATCACCACATTGAACATCATTGATTTCATTCCAGCTGAAATTCTTGCTGTGCTGACCAATGATGAAAAAAGAATCATCGGTGGCTTTGATGCACTTCCAAAGACTGACACTGGTGGTGGTGTGTCACTTGCTGAAACACTTGGTGTTGGTGGAACACAATCACTTCAATCAGTGTTGACTGATGCTGTGTTGTTACCACAACAGAAAGTTCAAATCTTGATTATTTTGTTTAATTTAGCAGAAGAAAAAGCAAACCTTATGGTCTTTGGTGGACAACCACCAGCACCACCAACACCACCACAATAATGCTGATAAATAAAATTGACATACAACAATTAACACAGTTCACACAGAACATTGAAGACAGAATTTTCAATCACAACATTCTGGATGCACAAGAATTTGATTTGAAGCCAGTCATTGGAAACAATATGTTCAATGCTTTGATTCTTGCTGCACCAAATGGATATGCTGATTGGAATGCTTTGACAGTTTATGCTGTGAATGATTTGGTTGTTGATGGTTCTTCAGTTTATATTGCTATCAATGCAAACACTGGAAGTCAACCATCATTGAATCCAGCTGACTGGTCAGTGAATCAACTTGGAACATTCTTCTTGAACTTCTTGAAACCATTCTTGGTGTTTGTTAGTTATGGAAATTTTTTGTTGTGGGCTGGAACAAACTTGACACAATATGGAATTGTTCAAATTGATGAAGACACTTCAGAACAAATCACTGACCAAAGACGTGCTGAATTGATTGCAAATGTTTCAAAGAAAGCAAATGTCTGGTTGTCCAGATTGAAAAGAAGAATGTGTGAAGTGAATGACACTTTTGATGCTGTGAACTATTCACAGACTGATGGAAACTTCAAGGTGAATCCAAGAAAAACTTTTAACATCAGACCAGTTGGTGTTCCAAATATCATCAACAACTTACCAAACAATCAAAGACCAATAAATCAAACAGAAGAAGATTTTTATGGCAATTAAATCAGATGCAGAACTAAAACAATATTTTTTAACTGGTAATGTTCCAACAGAACAACAGTTCCACAATTTTATTGATTCCAAAGTGAATGTTGGTTCACCACCAGTTGGAATGACCATTGGTGGTGCTGTATCTGGTGGAACAATTGGTTCATTCTTGTTTGTTGGTGCAGCCGCTGCACTTGAACAAGACAATGCAAATTTGTACTATGATTTTGTGAACAAAAGAATTGGTCTTGGAACAGTTGCACCAATTGCACGTGTGAACATGAAAGGTGACACCAATGCTGATGCAAAGCCATTGCAAGTGATATTTGAAAGACCAGCTGGTGTCTATAATAGTAGTACAAACTGGATGTCTTTAAGTGCTGTCGGTGGTGCTGTGACTGTTGGAACATTTGCACTTGCACAGCAATCGGTTGGACAAGGAACAAGATGGAACTGGACTGTGACAAACAATGCAACATTGACACCAGCAACAGAAGCAATGCGACTTTCACAAAGCAAACAGCTTTCAATTGGAAATCAGATTCTTGATGGTGCTGTTGTTGATGTATTTTCAAAAGGTGCATTGTCAACAGACCTTGCAATTCGTGTCAGAAACAGTGCAAACACACAAGATGATTTTGTTGTGACTGGAACTGGTCAGACAAAAATTGGAAGCACTGGTGCTTTGTTGTCACCTTCAGCACTTTGCCAGATGGATTCAACAACACGTGGTGTTTTGTTTCCAAGAATGACCACAGTTCAAAGAAATGCAATTGCTGCACCAGCACTTGGTTTGTTTGTTTTTAATACAACAACAAATCAATTGAACATGTGGAATGGTGCAGCTTGGAGAAGATATATTGACCTACCATAAAAATAAATAATAATTAAAAAATAAAATCATGGCTTTACAAATTTGTGCAACAGCTGAAAAGAAAATCATCATCAATGGAACAACAGTTGAAATTCCATCTGTTTATAATAGACTGGAATTTGTTGCACGTGCTGATGGAAAGACAATGGAAGTTGCTGGAATCTTATTTCAAGATGAAGATTTCTATAATAGACAAGAACCAATAGCTTGTGATGTTGTGAATCAGAATCTGAATGTCACACTTGCTAAAGGTGAAATTCAAGATTTGAAGATGGCTGAAAAGTATGCTGCAAAAGCTTATGAAGAAGCTGGATATATTGTTAATATTGTATAAATGAAACAAAAATAAAATCATGTTGAAATTGAAAACATTGCTTGTGATAAAAATGAACATCATCACACTTGCATTGACCTATCTTCTTGCATTCTTGTCACCAATAAAATGGTTCATGATTGCTGTTGGATTTTTTGTTGTTGCAGACCTTGTGACTGGAATTCTTGCAGCAAAAAAATCTGGAAAAAAGATTGAAAGCAAAAAGATGTTCAGAACTATTCCAAAATACATTGCTTATTCAATTGCAATCATTGCAGCACATGCACTTGAATTGCTTTTCTTTCAAGACTTTCCAGCAACAAAGATGGTGTCTGGTCTGATTGCATTCATTGAAATCAAAAGTCTGGATGAAAACTTGGAAAAAATCACTGGTCATTCTTTGTTTGGTGCAATCATTGACAAGCTGAATCCAAAGAAAGACCAAGAAGATGACAATGACAAATCTGACACTGATGCTGAAGGAAAATAGAATCTGGTTCATTTGCTTTGGTGTGTTGCTTGTTTACATTCTGTACTTGCAACAATGCAAAGGAAAAAGCACACACACATCAAGTCACACTGACACTGTTTCTGTGGTCTATAAATTTGACACAGTTCCACACATGTTTCCAGTCTATGTTCCAACACCACAATTTGTTCAGCTTCCATCAGACACCATTCACATTCCATTCTTAGATTCAAACTATTGCAAACAAATTGCAATGGACTATCTGTCAACCAGATTTTATTCAGACACACTTCAGAATGATTCTGTTGACTTGTTCATCAGAAGTCAAGTCAGCAACAACAGAATTGTGAAGATGGAATCTGGCTACAAAATAAAGTTTCCAGTGACCAGCACCACCATCATTGCACCAAACAGAATCAAAGTTTTTCTTGGTGCAAACATGATGACTGATGCAAAAAACTTTTATGCTGGACTTGATTTGTCATTGACAGACAAAAAAGATTTCATTTATCGTGCTGGTGTTTCATTTTCACCAACTGGTGGACAACCAATGTATCAGTTTGGATTTGGTTTCAAACTTAATTTCAATAAACATAAAAAATGAAGAAAGCAATTCTGACCAGTCAAAGACCAGTCACCAGAACAGAAGGTTCAAAAGCTTTTCCATTGAATGAAAATGGAATGCCAAAAGGAAATGGAACACCAGAAAGTCTTGGTGACATCATCAAGTTTCTTGCTGTTGAAAAGTCTGCAAGATACAAACCACTGTCACGTGATGGAAAGATTGTTGCAACTTATTGCAACATCTATGCTTTTGACTTTTGCAATCTTGCTGGTGGATATTTGCCACGTGTGTGGTGGTCTGGTGTTGCTGCAAAAGAAGTGAAAGCTGGAAAAGATGTTGTTGCAAAATATGGTGAAACTGTTTTTGAATTGAATGCAAATTCACTTCTTGACTGGTTCAATGAATGGTCTGATGATTTTGGTTGGAAAAAAGAAACCGATTTGGAACAAGCACAGAAGAAAGCAAATGAAGGTCAGATTGTGATTCTTGTTGGAAAGCAAAAGATTGTTTCAAGGTCTGGACACATCACAGCAATTGTTCCAGAAACACCAGAACACAAAGCATTGAAAAGTCAATCTGGAATGTTTGAACCATTGCAGTCACAAGCTGGTGCATCAAACAAAAGTTATTTCAACCAGAACTGGTTTCTTCATCCAAGATATTCAGATTGGGGTTGTTGGTCATTCAAAGCATTCTGATGTGGTGTCAGGTGAATGAAGAAAGGTCAGCACATAGTTGCTGACCTTTTTGATTTTAATGGTTCTGGTGGTCTTATATTTGACCAATACAAATGAAACTTTTTATGTCTTGTTTTTAGTTTGTTCCAGTTTTTATTGAAAAAATTGATTTTTGTTTTTCATCTGGTCTTAGTGGTCTGCATTCAATATTTTTTCCAGTTTGGTCATAGACATACATCAAAGAATTTGTCTGGTCATCCATGAAGTAAAGATTTCCATGAAGTTCTTCTTTTCCAGTTCTGAATTTGTTCAGTTCAGCTTTCATCTGGTCTTGAATCTTTCCAGCTTCTTTGGTGAATTCAGCTTTGATTTCTTTGAAAGCTTCAGTCTTTGCATTCAATGCAATTGCATGTTCAGCAAAGATTTCTTTTGAAACAATGATTTCTTCATTGGTCATGGTTCTGTGATAGGTGCAATTTTCTTCAATCTTTGAAGCATTGTCATTCAACCAGTTCTTTCTTTCCAGTTCTGACATTGAAGTCAGTTGTTGTTCAATTTCGTTCATGTTCTTATGTTGTTTTATTTGTTTGCATTCAATGGAAACATGAAATTTTCAAGACATGTTTTTATTTTTTTAAGTGTTGACACTTTTACTTTTATAGCATCAAGAATTGGAAATTCATTTATCATGAATTCAAGTTCTTCAAGTAGCAATGAAGCATCATCTTTCATCAGATTCTTTTCTTCATGTTCATCAGTTGCTGGAAACCTTTCAACAGCTTTTGCAAGAACTTCAAAAGATTCTTTTTCATTCTTAGTTTCTGGAAACAGTGTTTCTGGAACTGGTTCTTTGAAGAATTGTTCTGATGTCTTTGCAAGTTCTTCAGCAATATTCAATTCAAGTTTCTGCAATCTGTTTCTTTCCTTTTCACGTTCAAGTTCATCTTTCATTTCTTGAATCTTTCTGACTTCAGCTTCTTGTGCTTTCTTGATGGTTTCTTGTTCCATTCTGACACGTTCTTGTTCTTCATGAACCTTTTGCTGTTCAGCTTTGATTCGTTCCATTTCAGCACGTTCTGAAGCTTCTTGTTCAAGTCTTATTCTTTCCAATTCTTCAGCATGAAGTCTTTCAGTTTCTTTTCTGGCTTCTTCTTGTTCAAATTCTTGCTTGATTGTTTTCAGTTCATGTTGAAACTGTTCATCAGACCAAGACTTGACAGTGAAGAAATCAGCAACATGACCAAATTCAAGAAGCTGGTTGATTCTGTTCTGAACCATTTCCATTTCAGCACGTTCTTTTTCTTTGCGCTTTGCTTCTTTGTCAGCTTCAATTGTCTTTTCAATTTCCAGCAATCTTTTTTCTTCTGGTTCAATGACAGCAATCAATTCTTTTTCTTTGGAAAGAATTTCTTTGATGACTGGATTGATTTGGTCACGAAGAAGTTTTGCAGCTTTTTCAATTTCAACACGTTTATTCTTCAGTGTCTTTCTGGTTTCAACAATGCTGTTGATTGTTTCTTTGTCATCAAAAGAAGTGAACACAAGTTCTGATGATTTTGTTTTCATTTCAACCAGTTCTTCTTTCAAGCTGGTGAACTTTTCAAGACCTTGTTGAACAATGGTCAGTTGATTTTGTTTTGTTTCTGTTTCCATGTGTGGTGTTGTTTTATGTATTTGATTTTATAATAAATTTTTTTATCTGTTCCAGTGTCACAAAGATTTGTCTTTCAAAACCTTGTTCAAGAAAGTTCAGAAAGAATCCACTTCCAAGAATGAACTTGACTGGAATCAACCAGACATTGAATTCATCTGTCAATCTTATGTTGTAGAATCTTTTGGTCTTTTCAAGAACCATGTGATTGAATCCATAAGCTGAAGCTTTTCTGAACAGATGTTTGTCACGTTTTCTGGTGATGTGAAATGTCTGGTCATCTTCTGTGATGAATCCAATGTTCTTTTCTTTTTCATCATCTTTCAGTTTCAAAAAAACATGGATGACTTTTCCATCATTCTTTGTTGTCACAGTGTTTCCATGAATGTCTTGAATGCTGTTTGATTTCATACTTGATTTGATTTCTTTTTCAATAGTTTGTAAAGCAAAGCAATCAGCACAAGGAATCCATAAGGAATTGACCAAAGCAAGTAAGGTTTCAATTCAAAGTCATTGTGAAGAATCTGAAGCATGAAGATTGCAAGTGGTGCAAAAAGAAAAAGAATCAGAAGAAAAGCAATCATACAACCAGCTGTTGAAATGTTTGCTTCTGGTGGTGTTGTTTTTGTTTTATTCTGCATTGTTTTCTGTTTTTAGTTTAATATAAGATTCACCAAAGCTTTCACCATAGTGAATCACTTCAATATTTTTTGAATATAAAACAACAACATCAGTGTCAAAGAATTCAGCAATTTGAATGATTTGACCAATTGATGGTTGAATGTTTGCTGTTTCCCATTGACCATAAGTGCTTCTTTTGAATCCAAGATGGTCTGAAAGCTTTTGTTGTGAAATACCTTTTGCAAGTCTGAACTTCTTCAGATTGATGTTCAGCTGTGTCAGTGTGTGTGGTTTCTTCATTGTTTCATGTTTTTAATTTCTTCCATCATGATGAATGAATTTTTAATTCCTTTCATGATTGTGTGAAGTTCTTCTTCTGATGAATATTTGTCTGGATTCAAAGTGATGTCAAGTGCTTTGTGAAGCAATTCATTCTGTTCAGTCAATAGTTCCAGAATTCTTTTCAGCTGGTTGAAGCTTTGCATCAGTTTTTTTGGTTCATCAATTCCATTCATTGCATTCACACAGTCACAAATTCTTTTTGCATTTTCATTCACATTCTGATTTCCATTGTGACCAATCAATGCAATTGTCATTTCACCAGATGGAATTGAATTTGTTTTCACATAGATTTTGACAAGTGTATTTGTCAAGATGATTGTTCCAGTTTCTGAAACTTCTGGTTCTTGCAAACCAATCAACCATTCACCAGCATCATGTTTTGTCATGTAGTTATTTTTTTAGTTTGATTATTTCTTCAGCAACAACATAAACATTGACAGCTGTGACATCTTCACCAGTGAATCCAAAGTGTTCCATGACTTTGAATCCAGATTCAACTTGATTCAGAATGTCAGATGCAATTGCAGTTGCAATCTTTTCTTTGTCATTCATTTCAACAAGTGATTTGAAGAATGCTGTGTCTGTGATTTTATGTCCGTTCATGTCTTAGTTTTTTGATGTCAGTCATTGGAACAGAAATCACTTTTTGAAGTGTGTGAAGTTCAACTTCCAAACTGTTTTGAATCAATGCAAGTGGTGCATTCACAAACACAGTTGCTGTCTTATAAGAAAGTCTTTCATCTGAAAGAATTTCTTCAATTCGTTTTTCAATTTCTTGTGGTGTCATTTGTCTTTCAATTTATCAGTTAACATTTCAGTGATTTTCTGGAAACCAGTCTTGTTGATTTCAGCTTGTGCTTTCTTTTCAGCTTCAGTCATCTTGACAACTGATGTGGTGGTGTGTCTGGTCAGCACTTCTGGAAATCCAATCAACTTTGCTGCACCAATTCTTCTGTCTGTGTGTCCAGTGCTGACACCAAGATTGATGAATTCACACATTTCTTGAAGTCTGGACATGGAGTGTGAACCATATCTGGAAGCAAGGTCAGCTTTTGAATAGTTGCTTGTAAAAAATGAAAGCTTGTTTTCATACTTCCAAAGATTGTATCTGTGTGAAATCAACATTTGCATGACATCTTGTTCTGAACCAAAGAACTTTCCATTCTTTTCCCTTCCAAGTTCATCAAAGCAAATTGAAGAATGTGTGAATGCAAACAAACCTTCATCACCTTTCTTTTCATAGACAGCAACAATTTCATTCACGTGTTTGAATTGCATTCTGTCTGGATGAAATGGTGGTTTGAAAATCTTCTGAAGAATCTGAAAGATGAATGACTTTCCAGAACCAGTCTTTCCACACAAAACAATTCCTTTCTGACCAGCTTCCATGATGGTGATGATTTGATTCAGCTGTTCTTTGTTTTCAAAGTCAACAGTGTATGTTCCAGAAGTGATGTGTTGTGCATACTTCCAGAATCTTTCTTTCAATGGCATGGTGTCAAAATTCATGTTGTCGGATATTTGGCAAATTTATAAAAGTTTATATTCATTTCTGTCATTGTTAGCAACTTGCTTTGATTGTTAGCAACACAATGGCAATTGCTATCAATTTGCCATCATATTGACATTAAATAAAAAAACAAATCCCTTTTAAGTATTCTTTTTATAATATTATTATACTGGCAAATTGATAGCAAATTCATGGCAATTGCTATGCAAAAGAATCAGAACCATCAATTGAAAGCTTTGAAGATTGTTTCTGGTTCAGAATCTTTTCCAGACAAGTTCTGAAACTGTTCTTCACATGGTTTGAATCTTTAAACTGGTAGCCAAGATAGTTTGAATTGAACAGTTCATTGGTTCTGGTCAGCACTGATTCAGCTTGTGAACCAAGACTGTGCTTCATCAACTGTGCTTCAATGTAGGTTTGACCATTTTCTTTCAACCATTCAGCTGGTGTCTGGTTGAATCCATGAATTCCAACATAGAATGATGGTGGTGGTGTTCCATCTGATGGTGGTGGTGGTGTTCCAGTCAAACCAGACCACTTCACTGAAGCACCTTTTTTTCCATTCTTAGACATTTTCATGGTCTTTGTGATAGCAAGACACCTTTCTTTGTCCAATCGTTCATTCTTGAAGCCAGAATCAGTTCTGGTGAATTTGTCCATGACCTTTGCTGTGATTCCAGCACCAAAGATTGACTTCAGTTCAGCATCAGTTGCTGGAAGCTGACCTTTGTCCCATTGGTGACACAACATTCTGACATAAACACCAACTTCAGCATCAGTGAAGTGGTGTGTTCCAATCAGAAAATCAGCTGTAAAAAATTTAAAGTACTTCATGAATGTCAGTGTTGTTGATTGTTTTTCTTATTGATTCAGCTTTCTTGTGTCTTTTGTTCCAAGTTTCACCACGCAAAGCTGGATATTCTTCTTGAATCTTTCTTCTGATTCTGGTGATGTAGTCAACAGATGGAAGTTCATTCTTTGCATACATTTCAAGAAGCTTCCAAGCTGACATCTGGTGTGCATCATGTTTTCCAAGTTGCAAGAATCTGAACAGAACATTGCTGACCAGCTTTTCATCATTGTCTTTCAGTTCTGGTTTCAACACCAGAAGTTCTTCAATGAATTCTTTGGTTTTCTTTTTATGAAATGGCTTCATGTTCTTCAAGTAGTTTAATCATTTTTGAAACAAGTGCTTCTTCTGTCTGAACCTTTTCAACAAAGCATGTGAAAAAAGAACCAGTTTCAAAGATTCTGAAGTCTTTGTGCATGTATTTTGAATCCATCTTTGCAAGAATGACACATGCTTCAAAATTCATTTCATTTCCATCAGAAGTGAACTTGTGTTCAACAGTGAAATAAATGAAGTCATGTTTGAAACCTTTTCTTTCAAAATACTTTTCAGCATAGATTCTTTCAAACTTGTCAATGTTCTGTTCTAAAAATTGAATTGTCAGTTTCATGGTTGTGGTGTTTGAGTGTTAAACAAATTATGATTTTGGTTCTTTCTGTTGTCACCAGCAATGGTGCTGATGTGTTTCTTCAAGTCTGTCTGGTTGTAATTT